TAACACAATGGCAAAACTTAAAATAACAAGGGCAGACGGCAGCGTATCGGATCATCAGATTACGCCACGTATTGAGTACGCCTTTGAGTTATACGCTAAAAAAGGCTTTCACAAAGCTTTTAGAGATGATGAAAAGCAGAGCGATGTGTACTGGCTAGCCTGGGAGTGTTTACGCACAAGCGGGCAAACCGTACCGATGTTTGGGGCAGAGTTTTTGGACACCTTAGCTAAGGTTGAGGTATTGGACGATGACCCTTCGCAATAGTGGGGCGCGGTAGTTTTGGTTACCTGGTTGCACAGCTAGCCGTAGAGACGGGAATCGCGCCCCAGTATTTACTAGACCTGGACGATTTTATGTTTAAGAATATGCTCAGGGTAATAAACGATAAAGCTAAGGAGCAGCAAAATGCCAGTAGAGGTAAGAGGCGCCCTTGAGCTACGCAAGGCTATTAAAAAGTTTAGCCCTGAGTTAGCGAAAGAGACTCGCAAAGAGTTAGCAAACCTTTTAGCTCCTATTGTTAAAACGGCTCGTGGTTTTGTGCCAAGTACCTCGCCTTTATCGGGCTGGGGTAAAGCCCCTACAACTACGGGCAGATTTCCAATATGGGATACACGTGCAGCTAAAGGCGGCATAGGTTATAAAACATCACCTTCAAGGCCTAATAATCAAGGTTTTAGAGCTGTGGCTCGTATTGTAAACGCCAGCGCTGCAGGTGCGATCTATGAGACAGCTGGCAGAGCTAACCCACAGGGCAGGGAACAGGCAGGCCTAAAACGTGTTGTTTATCCTGGTCACGCAGATTTTGGTAAAATGGTGCGCTCAGGTACTAAGAGCCAGGGCCGTAGCGCTAACCCACAGGCAGGCCAGCAATTCGTAGAAGCTATAAACGCTAACGGTCAGATAGTAGATGCTAATAACCAAACTGGCGCAGGGCGCCGTAGCCGTAAAATGAAAGGCCGCGCTATTTTTAGAGCCTGGGCTAATGACGGCGGCAAAACTAATGCAGCTGTATTAAAGGCTATAGAAAACTCAAAAATTAAGTTTTATAATGCTATGGGGGTTAAGTAATGGCTGTTGATCCGTCCGTAGTAATAAATATAGCCGCCGAGTACACAGGCAAAAAGGCTTTTAGCAAGGCAGAGACAGCTACTAAGTCACTTACTAAAAGCGTAAAAGGTTTAGCTGGGGCGTTTGGTATTGCCTTTGGCGCTAGAGGTGCGATGCAGGCTGTTAAGGCTTTTGCAGCCGATGACAAGGCCGCTAAGGTACTAAGCAAAACTCTTAATAACTTAGGGCTAGCCTTTGCTGACCCAGCGGTAACAAAGTTTATAAGTGACTTAGAGCGCCAAACGGGTGTACTCGATGACAAGTTACGCCCTGCCTATCAGATGTTACTGACCAGTACAGGCGATTATATTAAGTCTCAGGATTTACTACGCACAGCCCTTGACCTTAGCGCTATGAGTGGCGTTGACGTTGTAAGCGTGACAGCAGATTTATCAAAGGCCTACCAGGGTAATACTCGCGGCTTGATGAAGTACCAGCTAGGCCTCAATAAAACTGAGTTAGCAGCTATGAGCTTTGAGGAGATTTTAGCCAGGGTAGCTGAGGTCAGTAGTGGCCAAGCGCAACTAGCCGCAGACTCATTTTCAGGATCACTAGACAAGCTGACAGTAGCAGGGGCTAACGCTAGTGAGATATTAGGCAGAGATTTAGTTACTGCCCTTGCTAGTTTAGGCGGAGCTGACGGTTTGCCAAAAACTCTTAGCCTTATAGAGTCAGTAGCCGGAGCCTTAGGTAAGGCCATTATTAGCTTTAGCCGTTTTATAGCTGTTTTAGATGTTATTACTGGCGCTGGTTTATTCAAGATGTATGGCGAATTAGAAAAGTTATTTAAGGAGTTTGATGCACTCGATGCAGCCCAACGCAAAGCGACAAGCGGCAGTGGTACTTTCAGCTCGTACAATTCTAAAAAGGCTGCCGATGCTTTAGCCCTTGCTAACGCTAAAAAAATAACCACCCTTACTAAAGACCAACAAAAAGCCCAGGCTAAAATCCTTGCGGATAAAAAGTCTCAGGCAATTCTAGATAAAGCAACTTTGGCGCTGGCTAAAGGCACAGACGTTTTTGATTTAGATAAAATCCAACTTAACGCCGCTCTTATAGGCCAAGCTGAGGCGCTAGGCAAGGCCACTACAGGCTCACAGATATTAGCTATAGCCAACGATGTACAACGCTTGAAGGTTAAGCAAAGCATATCTGACTTAGAAGATGCCATAGCCTCAAAGGATGATGCAGCTATAGCAAAGGCTACAGCCAAGCTAAACGAAGACTTAAAGATACTAGGCGCTTTGCAAAAGCAAGATATTAAACTGCTAGAAATTAACAAGGTTTTAGCAAGTATGAAATCTACTGATCTTATTAACCTAGATAACCTACAAGCTGCACTAGATCTATTGGCAAAGTTTAAGTTCCCTACGCTGACTATCCCAGGTGTTACAACTCTAGCTACTAATGTTACAGGTGCGGGCATTACGTTTAACCCTAACCAAAACAAAGACCGCAACTATGACCAAAATGTATTAGGTATAGGCGGCGATATGCCTGCCAGCCTTAATGCGCCTGTGGCGGGTGTGGACTTTAACCCTAATCAAAATAGAGATCGTAACTACACTAATAATGTAATTAACGTAACGGCTGGGGTAATTGGTGATGAGAATATAATCGTGGATGCTGTGCAAAACGCTCTTAACGAGATAGCCCGCCGCGGTTACTTAACTACCTATGCAGGGGCTATAGCAGTATGACCGTACCTACAGTAAACGCTGTTATTAACTTTAGTACTGGGCCTAGCTTTGCTCAGGCTATGATTTTAGGCAGCGGCATACTAGACACAAACGTATTAGCAGACAGCGCCAGCGTTATCGTGGACGTGTCTAACGTAGTGGACAACATCCAAACTATTAGAGGCCGTAACGCCCAGGCTGACCAATTCCAAACGGGCACCCTATCCCTGCGTATCGTTGACCAAAACGGTGATTTTAACCCGCAAAACCCTAGCGGGCCGTATTACAACTTATTAACGCCTATGCGTAAAGTGCAGATTACGGCTACCTACGGCGCTGTTACTTACCCTATCTTTTCAGGCTTTATTACTAGCTATACAACCACTACACCTAAAAATGCTAATGACGTGGTTTATACCACCATACAGGCGGTAGATGCTTTTAGACTCGCACAAAATGCACAGATTAGTACCGTAGCTGGCACCTCAGCGGGTCAGCTCAGCGGTGCAAGAATTAACGCCTTGCTAGATGCTATTGACTGGCCCGTATCTATGCGTGACGTAGATGCAGGCTTAACTACTATGCAGGCAGACCCAGGCACAGCCCGCACAAGCCTTGCAGCTATGCAAACGGTAGAGATAAGCGAGTACGGGGCCTTGTATGTAGATGCCGCTGGCTCGTTTGTCTTTCAAGATCGTAACGTAACGGCTGGCAGTACAGGCGCTACTCCTACAGTATTTAACGATAATGGCACAGATATTAGTTACTTTAATGCTGTGTGGCGCCTTGACGATACCCTAGTTTATAACTCAGCCAGCGTTACCCGCACAGGTGGCACGGCCCAAACGGCCATAAATCAGGCCAGTATTGATAAGTATTTTGTGCATAGTTACAACCAACAAAACCTGCTAATGCAAACCGATGCCGTAGCCCTGGATTACGCCCAGGCATACGTGGCATCTAGAGCCGAGACCTCTATCCGATGCGATGCTATTCAGTTAGACCTCTATACCGATAACTACAACTTAGGCATAATTGCAGCCCTTGACCTTGATTACTTTGACCCTGTAACTATTACAACTAACCAACCTGGCGGATCAACGCTAACTAAGACTTTGCAGGTGTTTGGCGTAGCTCAGAGCATTACGCCTAATAGCTGGAAAACAACACTTACCACTTTAGAGCCAATTATTGACGGCTTTATATTAGACTCATCCATATACGGTTTGCTTGACAGCGGCGTATTAAGTTATTAAGGAGATAGGACTATGGCAGCTGGATTAGGTTTTAAGACCTTTACTACTGGCGAGGTACTTACGGCAGCTGACACTAACGGCTACCTAATGCAAGGTATTTTAGTTTTTGCTAGCGAGGCAGCCCGTAACTCAGCCATTACCTCACCGCAAGAAGGCCAGTTTGCTTTTACTAAAGACACTAACAGCACTTGGTATTACGACGGTGCAGCCTGGGTTTTATCAGGTGCAACTGGAGACATAACAGCTATTACAACAGCTGCAGGCTCAGGCCTTGCAGGCGGTGCAGCTAGTGGTGATGTGACTTTAACTTTATCATCAACCTACACAGCTAAAACAGCCTCATATACTTTTGTTAATGGAGATCAGTACAACATTTTCAGTATGAATAATGCCGCTACTCAGCAATTTAATATACCTACCGATGCCACATATAACTTTGCAGTAGGTACAGAGTTTAACGTATTTTGGATTACGGGTGCAGGCCAACCAACTATAGGTGCAGTAACCCCAGGTACTACAACAGTTATTTCAACAGGAGCAACAAGTGCTACACCTAAATTACGTGTTGCTAACTCAGGTGCAACCTGTAAAAAATTAGCTGCAAACTCCTGGATAGTTTTTGGAGATATTGCATAATGACACCAATGCTTGGAATTATGGCCAGCGCAATTAGTGGAAATCTTGGATTAACCGTTGACTACCTTGTAATTGCTGGTGGCGGTGGAGGTGCAGGCGTAACAGTAAATGGAAATGGAACTGGTGGTGGTGGAGCGGGCGGACTTCGTTCAACAGTAACCGCAACTGGTGGTGGTGGAAGTTTAGAATCATCATTATCTCTTGCATTCAATACTTCTTTTACGGTCACTGTAGGCGCAGGTGGTGCAGGAGGAACAACTGCTCCAACAAGTGGAGCCAAGGGTGGTGACTCTGTATTTTCTACAATCACATCAACTGGTGGTGGACTAGGTAGAGCCTTAACTGGTTCTTCTCCATACGATGGTGGTTCTGGTGGTTCTGGTGGTGGTGGAACTTACATTCCAAGTTCTGGTGGCGCTGGTACTACAAACCAAGGTTATGCTGGTGGCGCAGGTTCTAGCTATAACGGTTCGACTTATTATCCAGGTGGTGGCGGTGGTGGTGCTGGTGTGGCTGGTGGCAACGCTTCAACAACTACTGCAGTGGCAGGTAATGGCGGTAATGGCGTAGCAGTTTCTATTTCAGGTTCATCAGTAACTTACGCTGGAGGTGGTGGCGGTGGCATTTTAAGTAGTGGTGCTGGAACTGCTGGAACAGGCGGTACTGGCGGTGGTGGTGCTGGGCAAACTAATGGAGTGAATGGAACAAGCGGAACTGCAAATACAGGCGGTGGTGGCGGTGGTGGTGGTGCATCAGGCGCCGCTGCGGCTACTGGCGGCAACGGCGGCTCAGGAATTGTTATTTTGCGTTATGTAGATACTAAAACGATTACCATTGGCGCAGGTTTAACAGGTAGCGAAAGTGCAGCTAGTGGTGGATATAAGCGTGCCACAATCACTGCTGGCACTGGGAATGTGAGCTGGACATAATGGCGCATTATGCATTTTTAGATGAAAACAACATTGTCACTGAAGTGATCGTGGGAATTGACGAAACAGAAACCATTGAAGGATTAGATACCGAGACTTGGTATGGCAATTTTAGAGGCCAAGTGTGTAAGCGTACTAGTTACAACGGCAACATAAGATTTAACTATGCAGGAATAGGTTTTACTTACGATTCCGTACGCGATGCTTTTATTGCACCTGAGCCTGAGGGTAATTTAGGTTTAGATGAATCAAACTGTCAATGGATTATGCCTGAGGTTGACCTGGATGCAGACTAGCTACAACGGCTGGCCAGCATCTAAAGAGCAGGCCGAAATAGGCATAAAGTCTTACAAGGTAGAAGGCACAAGCCTTAAACTGCGTTGCGCTGAAAAGGTAGCGCCGTTACTCATTAACTTTGCTAAAGAGTTTAACGAGCTAATAGAGCCGCTAGAAGGCGGGGCGCTAGATGACTGGGGCTATTGCTACCGTATGGTGCGAGGCACTACCGACAAGCTCAGTAACCACAGTAGCGGCACAGCTTTAGACCTTAATGCAACTAAACACCCACTAGCTAAGGTAGGCACGTTTGAGGCCAGCAAGGTACCTATGATCCGTGCCCTGGCTAAAAAGTACGGGTTAACCTGGGGCGGCGATTACAAAAACCGTAAAGATGAAAT